CTGGCGCCCGGCGAAAGCGTGACGGTGCCGCAGCTCGATGCGCCTGATGGCCAGTTCGAGCCGTTCCTGCGCGCCATGCTGCGCGCCATGGCGGCGGGCATCGGCTGCTCCTACGAGACCGTCAGCCGGGACTTCAGCCAGACCAACTACAGCAGCAGCCGGCTGAGCCTGCTGGAGGACCGCGACCACTGGCGGATCCTGCAGAACTGGCTGATAGAGAACCTGCACCAGCGGGTGTTCGAGGTGTGGCTGGACATGGCGGTGTTGAGCAACGCCCTGCCCCTGGCCAACTACGAGATCCAGGCGGAGCGTTACAAGGCAGTGCGGTGGATGCCGCGCGGCTGGGCCTGGGTCGATCCCGGCAAGGAAGTCGAGGCGTATGCCTCGGCAGTCCGCAACGGCTTCAAGACGCTGGCTGAGGTAGTGGCCGAGCAAGGCGGCGACCTCGAGGAGTTGATGCGCGCACGCCGGCAGGAGCTGGACGAGGCCGAGGCGCTGGACCTCAAGTTCGACACCGACCCCGGCGCTGACGTGGCGCCTGCTGCTCCTGCGGCTGAGGCACCCGATAATGTGAACAACAACCCGGACAACACCGATGGATCTATCGCGTGACCTAGAGGGACAGCTGCTGAAGCGTTCGGAGATTGCTGACTTCACCGTCAGCGAGGATGAGCGCACCATCGAGTTCCCGTTCTCCAGCGAGTACCCCGTCTCGCGCTACTTCGGCAACGAGGTGCTGCAGCACGATGTGCGCAGCGCCGACTTGAGCCGCCTGAACGATGCAGCGCCGCTGCTGTTCAACCACGACCCGAACAAGGTGATCGGCGTGGTGGAGCGTGCTTGGATCGACGGCCAGAAAAAGCGTGGTTATGCCACGGTGAAGTTCAGCCTCAACACCTTTGCACAGGAGGTGCTGGCTGACGTGAGGGATGGCGTTCTGCGGAACGTTTCCTTCGGCTACGCAATCAACGAAATGGAGCAGAGAGGTAGCGGCGACTTCGTTGCTACCAGCTGGGCTCCTTACGAGATCAGCGTGGTTAGCATACCTGCAGACCCCACTGTGGGTATGGGTCGGTCACTTGAGACCGATCCTGCGGCCACAGCCGCATCACCAAACCCCGAAACAGAACCCGAGGTTCCGATGGAAAACACCCCCGATCTGACGGCGGTGCGGGCTGAAGCGGCTGCTGAAGCTGCCAAAGCCGAGCGCGCCCGCATTGCTGGCATCACCGCCCTGACCGAGAAGCACGGCATGGCCGAGCTTGGCCGTCAGCTGATTGAAAACGGCCGCGGCCTTGACGAGGCTCGCGCTGCTGTTCTCGACAAGCTGGGCGCCAAGGTTGAGCCCGTGAGCGAAAAGGCTGCCGACATCGGCATGAGCGCCAAGGAGGTCCGTGAGTTCTCCTTCCAGCGCGCCATCAACGCTCTGGCCAACCCCAACGATCGCAAGCTGTGGGAAGCCGCTGCCTTCGAGCGTGAGTGCTCCGAGGCTGCTGCCGCCAAGGCCGGCAAGACCGCTCAGGGCATCATGGTGCCCAACGAGGTGCTGCGCCGCGACCTGACCGTGGGTTCCGCCTCCGCCGCTGGTGACCTGGTCGGCACCGACTTCCGCCCCGGCTCCTTCATCGAGCTGCTGCGCAACCGCTCTGCTCTCGCCGGCCTCGGCGTGACCAGCCTGACCGGCCTGAGCGGCAACGTGGCGATCCCCCGCCAGACCGGCGCTGCGACCGCCTACTGGGTGGCTGAGTCCGGTGCTCCGACCGAGAGCAACCAGACCGTCGACCAGGTGAACCTCAGCCCGAAAACGGTTGGCGCCTTCACCGACTACAGCCGCAAGCTGATGCTGCAGTCCAGCATCGACGTGGAGCAGATGATCCGCCAGGATCTCGCCACCGTGCTGGCTCTGGAGATCGACCGCGTGGGCCTCTACGGCCTGGGCAACAGCAACCAGCCTCTGGGCGTCAAGCTGACCACCGGCATCAACACCAAGGACTTCGCCGCCAACACCCCGACCTACGCCGAGGTGGTGGAGATGGAGAGCCTGATCGCTGCCGACAACGCCGACATCGGCGCCATGGCTTATCTGATGAACGCCTCCATGCGCGGCGCTCTGAAGACCAAGGACAAGGGCACCGACACCGGCGCCTATGTGTTCGAGCCCGGCGGCACCGTCAACGGCTACAACGCCGTGGTGAGCAACCAGGTCGCCAGCAACGACCTGTTCTTCGCCGTGTGGTCGCAGCTGATCATGGCCATGTGGTCTGGTCTGGATCTGACCGTGGATCCCTACACCCACAGCACCAGCGGCACCGTGCGCGTGGTGGCTCTGCAGGACGTGGACTTCGGTGTGCGTCATCCCGAGAGCTTCTGCCGCGGCAACAACACCCTCTGATCTGATGGAGGTGGGGCGGCTTAGCGGCCGCCCCTAACCAACATGGAAATTGAGATCCTGAAAACCACGATGGTCGGCGGTCAGCTCGTAAGGGCTGGAGCAAAGGTGGCGGCTACCGCTGCTGACGCACGCCTGCTGATCGGGATTGGCAAGGCGGTTGCGGCCAGCATCGCTGCTGAGTTCGCGCCTGAGCCTGAGCCGGTAGTGGCTCCGAAACGCAAACCCCGCACCAAGGTGACCCCCAATGGCGATCTTCCAGCAAACTCTTGAGAAGCTGCAGCACTTCACGCTGCTGGCTACTACCACCATCACCGGCACTGGCGACCAGACCGGCGTTGACCTGCTCGAGTACGACGGTGACATTCAGGTGATCCTGTCCGGCACTGCTGCCGGCGCTGGCGCTGACCTGACCTTCCGTCTCGAGGAGTCGGACGACAACGTGACCTACACCGCTGTGACCGGCGGCGGCTTCACCGCTATCGGCAACACTGCCGCCAAGCAGGTGAAGACCCTGAACCGTGACGAGCTGAAGCGTTACGTCCGTCTGAGCTGCACCGCTGAGACCGGCACTGCTTCCAGTGCTGTGACCTGCTTCGGCTACGGCCTGAAGAAGTACGGCTGATGGCGATCACCGAGGATCTGAACTTGTTCCTCGACGACTTTGGCGTCAGCTGCACAGCTGGCGCCATTTCGGCATTGGGCATCCTCGACATGCCCACGCAGGTGGTGGCGGGCGAGATGGTGCTGACCACTGACTACACCCTGACGGCGCGCTTCGCTGACTTCGGAGGTCTGGTCTACGGCGACAGCATCACGGTGGCCGGCGTGATCTACCAGGTGCGCGAGGTGCGCCAGCTGGACGATGGCGCCTTCTGTGAGATCGGCCTGATGCGCCTGTCGCCTGGCCAGACGGCACCTGGCGGCCAGCCGCGTGAATGGAGCCTGGACGACCTGGCTGACGTGAACATCAGCAACGCTCAGCAGGGCGACATGCTGATCAACGATGGCACGAACTGGGTGGACACCAATACCATTGATGGAGGAGGCGCAAGCTGATGGCCACCAGCCGGCAACGGATCCAGCTGCGACGGGATACGGCGGCCAACTGGACCGCTGCCAACCCGGTGCTGCTGGCTGGTGAGGCGGGCTATGAGACGGACACCGGCGCGTTCAAGATCGGCAACGGCAGCTCAGCGTGGTCGGCGTTGGCCTATGCCAGCGGCAACCGTTTGCAGGATCTGACGGACGTTGCAGTGGGCGGCCGCGTGGACGGAAGCTTGCTGATTTACGAGGCAGCGACTGCGAAGTTTGTTGCCAACGACATCAACACTAAAATCACATTGACGGACGGGGGCAACTTCTAAGCCATGGCCAACACCCTACGCATCAAGCGCCGGACAAGCGGCGGCACCGGAGCCCCCTCCAGCCTGGCGAACGCAGAACTCGCCTACAACGAGGTCGATGACGTTCTCTACTACGGCAAGGGCACCGGCGGCGTAGGGGGCAGCGCCACCACGATCCCGGCGATTGCTGGACCTGGCGCCTTCCTGACGCTGAGCACCACGCAGACGGTCAGCGGCAACAAGACGTTCACCGGCAGCGTTGACCTGACCGGCTCCAACGCGACGGCTGCCACGCAGACAGCCAGCGACAACAGCACCAAGGTTGCCACCACCGCCTTCGTCAAGGCGCAGAACTACATCACCGGCAACCAGTCGATCACCTTCTCCGGTGATGCCTCCGGTTCCGGCACCACCTCCGTCACCTTGACGCTGGCCAGCGTCGGCACGGCCGGCACCTACACCAAGGTGACCACCGATGCGAAGGGTCGCGTCACCGCCGGCACCACGCTGGCTGCCACCGACATCCCGACGCTGACGGCAGCGAAAATCAGCGACTTCGACACCCAGGTGCGCACCAGCCGCCTGGATCAGATGGCGGCACCGACCGCCTCGGTGTCGCTGAACAGCCAGAAGATCACCAACCTGGCAACGCCGACCGCCGACACCGACGCGGCCACCAAGGCGTATGTGGACGCCTCCCGCAGCGGCCTCGACGTGAAGGCCAGCGTGCGGGCTGCTACCACCGCCAACATCACGCTGAGCGGCACGCAGACCGTCGATGGTGTGGCGCTGATCGCTGGTGACCGCGTGCTGGTCAAGGACCAGAGCACGGCCAGCGCCAACGGCATCTATGTGGTGGCGGCCAGCACCTGGTCCCGCTCAACCGATGCGGACACCGACGCCGAGGTCCACGCCGGCATGTTCACCTTCGTCGAGGAAGGTACGGTCAACGCCGACAGCGGCTGGGTGCTTAGCACCAACAACCCCATCGTGGTGGGGTCCACCTCGCTGACCTTTGCGCAGTTCTCCGGCGCTGGTCAGATCACGGCTGGCGCTGGTCTCACCAAGACCGGCAACACCATCGACGCCGTTGGCACTTCCAACCGGATCACGGTCAACGCCGACTCCATCGACATTGCCTCGACCTATGTCGGCCAGACCAGCATCACCACGCTGGGTACCATCACCACCGGCACCTGGAACGGCACCACGGTGGCCGTGGCCAACGGTGGTACCGGCGTCACTACCCTGACCGGCCTGGTGAAGGGCAACGGCACCTCGGCGTTCAGCGCAGCGGTGGCTGGAACCGATTACCACGACACCAACTCCACCATCGACGGCGGCAGCTTCTAAGCCGTTCCGCCGTCAGTCCCGCCTACATAGGCACTACAGGGAAGGCACATGCCAAACGTCATCAGGATCAAGCGATCCGCAGTAGCCAGCAAGGTTCCAGCCGTCGGTGACCTGCAGCTGGGCGAACTCGCCGTCAACACTTTCGACGGCAAGCTCTACACCAAGAAAGACAACGGCACCGCAAGCATCGTCGAGTTGTCCGGTGGTGGCGGCGGCGGCGGGCCGATTGCCGAGACCGCGCAG